CTTTTCAAGAATCCAGTACGTCGTTCTGAACTCAGAGCTTCGTGGACGAACAACTGTTTGAATCCACGTGGTCGGGTCGGCGTTGATTGGCTTGTACATAAGATCACCGTTATCGAATGAAACATAGAAACTCTTTGTTGCAGTCGATTCTGCCCACTTTGAATAACTCGGGCTTGTGAACCTGAATTCGACGTAATCGCAGGTATCAATGCGTGTACATTCCATCTGCATTTGCATCTGATGCCAATACGAATCAGGAATGGGCGTATCTTCATTGAAGATGCGACTGTATGGACACTTGATTTCGACTAGCTTCCCCCACTGAGAGCTGAGAGTATCTGTAGTCAGTACAATTCCATCTGGAGATGCACCTAGGAAGGGATACGCTGGATGTGTGACGCACGATGTATCTACAACTACAGCCCCCTCTGCAAGACCATAAATCTCCTTTGCAATTGGTTCCATCTGCGTCCCCCAGATAAGTGCCTTCGGTCTGTCTGCCGATTGAGGCTTAGGACCAACGATCTTTCTCATCAAGAGTTCATACCGTGCAGAAGGAGATGCAGTCTTGAATGCACCCGTAACTTCGGATGCAGTGATCATGAGACCGCGTTTGGCAAGCCACTGGTCCGAACGCTGATCGTTGACGCCGTACTTTGCAAGAACACGTTTGATATTTCTGCGACGTGCCCATACAGTTCCGAGATTCCCCTCCATTGCAGTTAGAACATCCTTATAGAATTGTCTGTGACTCAGTCCAAGCGTCTTACCAATCTGTTTGCAACGGGTGCGAAGACGGCTTACGTTAGTAAGCGTGTCATCAAAGAGTCTATCCATGGTCCTTTATATACAAAGGCACTTTCTCATCCGAGGAACCATTTTATACACAAAGAATAATGACGCTTGAGATAAACAGTCAAGAGCAGTGGGTCTTATCTCGACTCAACACGTTTTATGAAAAGAATCCAATTGCACTTGAAAAGCTTCGGTCGATCCTAGCAGGGACATCGACTATCTCCTTACGTGTCATCGACTGGTTCGTGACAAACTATGCAAAGATGAATGACGTATCGTATACGACAACCGATGGCCGTCAGATCATCGTGTATCTTGCATACAAGGCCCGCCTGAAGGCGTATACCAAGAAAATGCTTGACCCTTTTTGCAGATGGGATCGGATTACATTCCACGATGTATCCACAACGGTCGGTCAGTTGAACTTCTTTGCATGGGCCGTTGAAGATGAAATCCTAGAGTATCTAGAGTCTCATTTGGAGACAATTCAGGCTGATATGGATACGCGTGGTCATGCAAAAAAGCCGCAGGATGGAACTCAACGTCGTCGTCGTCACGAACTCTCTCATTCTGCAACAAAGTCAATGCGTCGTCACGCAGGTCGCGTTGTTGTTGGGTTCAGTTGAGTCACGGATAGGTACAAATGCTTTCGCGTCTTCGGAAGAATCTAGTGTACCCTGTTTCGGATGACATTACAGAACATGACTTGAATACAGATATTGATTCGTGGACGTACGATGATCGCGAAGTCTTCAAAGGAAATATAGATCCAGAGTATCTAGAGAATGGACTTAATGTATTTTGGTTATACAACGATTACAATATTCGAGTGGGACTTGCAGAACATGAGCAAAAGAACGCCAATCAGTTTTGCGTTCTCTGGTTCAGAGATACTCCGTTCGGAACGTACTATCAGCAAGATGGATGGGTTTCGACTGAAAATACATTATGGTCTAAGATGAGCACATGTGCGTACGATGACTGTATGCGAAAGAGGATCCAGACGCCTGCAGATCTGTTCCGTCACTATCCTGCAATGAAAAATGAGATTCAATTGCTAGAACCGGAGCCTGATTTTAAAAAGAAGTTGTTTATGGATTTTGATTTTGTATTATATGAACGTGTGTCTACGCCTTCTGAGCACGGCGAGACTTCGCAGGCTTCTGCTCAGGCTCAGGAACCGGAGCAGGAACAACCGGAGCAGCCGGCTTCTCATCCTCAGACGGAGGTTCCTCATCCTCCTCAGCAGGAGCCGGAACAACTGACTCAGTAGGGGGAGCCGCCGGCTCCTCATCGCGGAACTTATCGAAGATCGTACGCTTCTTCTGCACCTCAACCTTCGCATCCGTGATCTTCCACGTCATACCGAATGAGAGACCCGCGATGTAGACAGCTCCCGTAACCACTACGCTGGCACTCATAGCCTTGGGGAAGACAGACGGCAGAGTGTCCAGGCTCACCGTAACCGGATTGTCATTGCTGTCAATGACCTCGGTATTCACCTCACCATCCCACACCGGAACCTTGAAGCGAATCGAGGGAGGATACTCGCCAGTCTGAACCCACTCGCCCTCTGCATTCTTCTTCACAGCCGCAGTGACGGTGTTCTTCATCGTCTCCCGAAGAGAATCCTCCGTACGCTTACGGCCAAACATCCGGACGGAGTTCTCGATGAAATACTTCAGCAGAACCTCCTGGAAGTCCTGCATAAAGTTGTAGAGATACGAGTTGTCGTCAGTACCCGTTGCACGCTCCTTCGCATACACGTCGCAACCGTTGAGCGAAGCAGACAGGGTATACGTGGTCTGACCACTCTCCTGGCTCTTGATCAGTACACCGGCAGGGAACGCGAGCTTAGGAAGACGGAACTGTACCTTCTGGCCAGCATAGAGCAGATTGATAGTCACTGCATTCGTCTTCTTGTTCTTGATCGGCTCGGAGAACGTAAGGTCAGCAGGGGAGATCTTGCGGATGTTAACGACAGAGACGGAGGCCATTTGTGCTTGTTGTACTCCTATCTAACACCATCGGTTGCGGTGGATCCATTTTTCACGAAAGGATCGGATAAGTATAATGAGACAGTGCCTATCTTGCAGAAACAGGACATCTGAAGATAGATGTCCGCATTCATGTCTACGAACCATGATTGTTTGCAACCGTCACGCAAAAACAAAGAACATACGTTTATGGTTTAGAATGCATTCGAGTATAGTTCAAGGTGTTGTAAAAGTCCAAGCATTGATTAGAGGATTTCTGATTAGAAATAGGCTTCAGTTATGTGGACCAGGAGTTCTTTGCAGAAGTGTATGTCATAACGATGAAGATCTGATAACATGCGAACAAAAGAATGCTGTAAATCCGTTTGATTTCTTTAGCATAGTTGATGGTGGTGAAACGTTCTGGTTCGATCAAAGAACGATGATTGAATGGTCACAGAAAAACGTTGATGTAACCAATCCCTATACGCGTTCACTTCTTTCTGTAGACGATACTCGTAGATTGCGTGAGTTGCAGGTATGGAGGATCCATTCCGGTATTCCATGTTATCACACCGTGCAGAATATTGCATCTGAATCAAGACGGACTGTTAGATGGTTGCGTATTGCACAAATACTTCGCGAGAATTCATTCGATGAAGCCCATCAGGAAATATTCCTAGGAATGCCTCGGGGTCAAATACTCTCATTCATCGAAATACTCAAGCAAGATATGCGAGAATGGTGTGTTGGTAGGAGAAAACGGTTCTATATATGGATTGTTGGATTCAGAGGAATGAGGATTCTTGATGAAGCCGATCTCAGTGCAGATATAGCTGGATTACTTCTTGCGATTCTCACAGAACACAAAAACAGTTTTCAGTTTTGTTTCTTCATATGGGCAGCCTATGTAAAGTGCAGTTCACTTTGGAGAAACTGAAACCTATTTACGCGTCTCTCGGGGGTACTAATCATAACAATCGCGTTCAAAATGTCCACTTCTCATTCTGTGTCAGTAACAAACACGATGTCCGCCGATAAGTCCAAGAAGTCTGTCAAGAAGGTCGAGCCTGTCGCCGCCCCCGTTGTCGTCGCCGCCCCTGTTGTTGCACCTGTCGCTGAGAAGAAGGCCCCGAAGGCCAAGGTCGTGAAGGCCGCTGCCCCTCCCACGAAGGTTGAGGCGACGGTGCCGACGGTTGCGGCGGTTGTTGATGCTCCGGAGCAGGCGACGCTCCCGGCCCAGGAGCGTCTCTCGGCCGTTGTCGAGAAGCTGAAGGATGCCCAGTCGAAGTTCAACACGGAGATCAAGGAGATCACGAAGGAGGCGATGGCGGCGGTGAAGGCGGCTGGCCGCGAGATCAAGGACGCGAAGAAGCGTAAGCGTTCCAAGAAGCCCGAGGACATGACGCCTGAGGAGAAGAAGGCGTGGGAGGCCCGCCGTGCCAACAACGCGTTCCTCAAGCCGCGTCTCCTGACCCCGGAGCTGTGCACCTTCATGGGACTTCCGCACAACTCCCTCCGCTCGCAGACGGATGTGACGAAGTTCGTTGCGACGTACGTCAAGAGCCACAACTGCTTTGACCCGGCGAACAAGCGTCGCATCATCCCGGATGCGGTTCTGGCCAAGCTCCTCAAGTGCACGGACAAGGACACGGTCACGTACCTCAACCTGCAGAGCTACCTCAAGAACCACTTCGTTAAGACGGCGTAAGTAAGCTAATAGTACTAGAAACAACATAAAAAAATAAACCACTCTAGTAATGAAAGTTGATTCAACTTTGATGACTGGAGGTGTAGTTGTGCTGATCATTGTGTGGTTGTTCATGATGCCAACTGAACCCGGGAAGTCGCGTGGGCCTTTGTTTTTCTTTGATGAAAGTCCGTATTCTGGACCGAAGGCTCCTAGAGGAGGAGATGATTGGAGACAACGGCAAGATCTGACTAAATAAGTCCAGACCCAGAACGCTTTTTAAACTCCCTGACTGCACGTATGTGATTTTGAGTAGCTGAAACACGTGTATTGAATGAAGACTTTGTAATTTCAGATGTAGTAGGTACTACTACAGTTTGAACTTGCGTTTCAAGTATGACGGGTATATGCACTTCGACATCTTCGTTATACAGTATAGATGCACGTGAAAGGAATTCATCTCTATCGTAGACAGCTAGAACTGTTTTTCTATCGAGAACCGAATAGCTTAGAATGACACGTGTGTCTTCAATCACCATTCCGCAACAGAACTCAACAACTTCATTTTCAAATTTGAACGGTCTTGAATATCTCAGAAGGTTCATGTCCAGATCAAATACAACTAGGAAAGAATAGTAATCACGAATGCTCTCTGAGCAATCTTTATTGCTTGAATGCACCATGAACCAAATTTCGTCTTTATATGTGAACCCTGGAGTTGATCCAGAGAACTTAGTAAAGAAATAAGGAACATCACGTTTCTCTTCGACCTTAACTAGTTTGGACCGTTCAATCTTTGCAATTATAACGGGATACCACGAGTATACAATATGTGTTTCACCGTGAAGGTCAAAAAATGACCAATTCTTCTCGGTTTTGTCAGGGCGACCTGTATCAAATCCAACTGTAATAAATCTATTCGGCAAGACTCCTGCAGTATCAGTTACTCCTGTTGCACCTGTGACTCCTGTATCTTGAAAGGAATGCTCACCTACAATAATTGAATAGTTGTCACTTGCTGGATTATACGATGTACCTGAAAGGAAGACAGAAGAGCCTGCCTTAAATAGTCGTATATCTTCTATACCTCTGTTTACAGTCTCATTAAGCAATCCTGTTTCAAAAAAGGCTTCGTCTTCGATCCGATTCAGTTCTGCATCGAGAATACAGTGAGACGTGAGGTTAATAACCTTTGTTGTATTGTATTGTGTCTCCGGATATCCGTATTTATTTAGGAAATAATTGATGTATCGAATGAAGGAAATATAATGGTTTGGACGAGTTGGATGCTGGCAAATTGAATGGTTTGATGCAATAAACGTGAACTCCTTACCGGAGATCGTGCGATCAATCGTATTAGAAAAATCTAATGTCATCAACGGATGCAACAAATCGTATTCGCATGGAGACAATATGAGACGCTTATCTCTATATAATCCTTTTGTGATCCACGGAGACAAATCTACTCTCTTTGATCTCAATGCAAAATGTTTTGGCTTATCTCTCATTGCCGCGATAAGATAGTGCCCAATAAAGAATCGATTTCCTTTGGTGATAATTTTGGGGAATTCCGTACTTTGCTTTGCGTACTCGATACCAAGCAAACCCTCACCAGTTGGATAATATTTATTGTAACCATATACCTTCAACTTCGTATTCCGGACGATTTCGCGGATGCATGAAAGCATGATTTCGTTTTTAGGTAGAACTCCAATCATATCGAGCGATACCATAATAGATCCGGGTGCTGCAGGGAGATGTGGTGCCTGATTAAAAAATTCAGACTCAGTCAACGCAATGAGCTTGAATCCATTCTTAAGAAATATTCGGGAATCCAACGACATTCCGCCATTATGATAGAGAATGCAATATAATGATAAATCCTTGCGATTCTTTTCGTCTAATAATGTATCAAATGCATCGATAACATCTTTTTGGAAGTGAGTTTTTATGAATACTCTTGCAGTTATGTCATCGAAGACAGTTATGGTAACTTCTGGATTTGTATCTCTTATTTCTTCAATTTCCCTTTTATTTCCATCATCCCATATGTATACGTTGCATGGAATACATGACAGATATGATTTCTTAAGAGGGTACGGCTTCACCTCTTGAACCAATGTATTGTAGTCAACATTCATTGTTGATTGTGCATGTTAAAAGGAGACATAAACCAACACACTCTGCATTTGCAGTGTCTGTTGGTTTTTTTGGTTTGGAGTTGTTGGTTTCACGTTTAGTTGCTGTACGCCAGGCCACCCATGCCGCTCATCACGCGGAACACGTTGTAGTTGACGGCGTAGACGCGGATCGAGGCAGTGTTCTGGTTCTTGACCGTGTTCACGGACACAGTGAAGTTCAGCGTCGCCTTGTCGATACGCGAGAAGTTGCAGCTGCCGCTCGGCTGGTGCTCCTCCGGCTTCAGGGCAAACGAGTAGACGTTCACGCCGACCGCCGGGGTGCGGGTGTGGTGCTGCCACGGCTGGACGCGGTCGAAGTACCGGCCCTCACGCTCGTCGAAGCGGTCCTGGCCGTTGAGCTGGATCTTGGCCACTTCAACCGGGTTCTTGCCCTCGCACTTCACGTTGGAGGACAGGATCACCTTCGCGAGGAGGTAGTTCGTCGTCGCCTCGAAGAACACATCCTGACCATCGTTGCCAACACCGTCACCGTAGAGCTCAGAGCTCGTCGTCAGGCCGCCGCCGCTGACGATGCCGAGACCAGGGATGAAGGGCTCACCGAAGCTGCCGGGCGCACTTTCGTTGGCACTAGATGTTGTCGGGATTCCGCCGACTGTCGTTGCACCGGCGGCGCCGCTCGCCAGGGAGCCGCGGCCGAGGATGCTTGTAACGATACCGTCCGTGTTCCAGTCATCGGAGTAGTTGAACGGCTGCTGTCCGAGGGCCTCCTTGATCCACGGCACAACTCCGCCCGGGGCGGAGCAGTCGACGAACGAGTCGCGCTGCACAACCCAGACAATCTCCTTCACCGGGTGGTTGAAGTTCATCTGGATCTTGTTGGAGGACGCTGAGATCGTCTCAGAACCCGTGTACTGCAGCTGGTCGATCAGGTACTCGTGGCTCTGCTGGGCAAACCGGCGACGCTCCTCCGTGTCGAGGTAGACGTACTCAATGTACAGGGAGGCACCAACGAGCTGGAGGCTCTGGATGCCGCTGCCCGTCGAAGCGCCGCTGCCCTGCGGGAGAGACTGCGGAGGAAGGTAGGCTGTACCCATCCCCGTTGTGTATCTGTCTCCATAGCAGCAGTTGTAGTTCTGCTCGAAGTCCACATTGATGCGGACCTCGTGGTACTGCAGGGCAATGAGCGGCACAGCCAGGCCCGGGTTGCGGCAGAACCAGAACTGGAGCGGGATGTACAGCGTCTTCATCGGCGTGCCCGCACGGGAGACGCACGAGTTCGTCAGCTCAGACGCCGCGCACGTCGCATCCAGCGGGACACCGTCGGACGTCTTGAGGAGAACCAGGTCGGCGGTGTTGCCGAGCATGTCCTCGAGGGACTGCTGCGTGCCCGGGGCCTGCGAGAGCTGCGTCCAGATCTGCATCCAGTCGCCGTACTGGCGGTCAATGCGCGAGCCGCCCACCTCAACCTCAACCTGCTTGATGAGGCGGTGGCCGACGTAGTTGAGCCAGCGGAAGCGGTCCGTGGAGCCCGAGTTCAGCACAACCTGCGGGAGCGTAACCTGGATGTACGTGCGGTACATTAAGTCAGCGTTACGGGAGATAACGGCCGTGACACGCTTGCCGAAGTCGGCCTGGCCGTTGAACGTCACCTCGATGGACTCCATCGCGAAGTTGGTATGACGCTTGTACAGCACCTTCCAGAACGTGATCTGGGGGTTGCCGGAGATGTAGATGTCCTGGGCACCATAGCTGACGAGCTGCATTAAACCACCGGCCATATTGTTGTTATACTTCACTGCAAGAAATTATTTTCGAGTGTTCAAGAGACGCATGCGTTGAGGCGACTCCCTTCAAAACACGAATTGCAGACGGGAATATATGACTCAGATCCACCGATAAGTACGCGTTCACTTGATTGAACAACGCGAAATGTTGAAGTCGAAGGATTCTTGCAGATAGAGCATTCACCTGTTAACTTTGTGATTTGGGATGCAAAGGGAATACAACTTAAGAGTTCGGTGAATGGTTGGCAATCTGAATCTCCATCAAGACCCACCAAGAGAAGATTTTTATTCAAAATGGGTTGGATGATCGACCGAATGTTCGGAACAAATTGAGCTTCGTCAATGACAATATAGTCCACGACTGAAAGCTCATAGGGTGTAACTTCATCGATATACTTGCAAGGATACATTTCGCCTGAATGCGAAACAATTACGTCGGATCTATACCTTGAATCAAGACGGGGCTTTAGAACAAGTCCGGTTCCGGACTGCTTATAAATCCAATCAAGTGCATAGGATGTCTTCCCTGCAAACATGGGGCCGACAACAATTTCAAGGGGCATTACTTAGTTACTCTACTCATAT